CTTTTGGTTTAAAAACAACTTTCTTTTCTCCAACGTTATATTCGAAACCTTCGAAATTATCAGAGAACAGACGTTCCGTTTTATCGCTAAAAACGTTCTGCCTTTCAGCAGTCAGCTTATTAGTCTTTTCAGACTCCTCAATATAATTATTATATGCATCGTAGGCTTTCTTATACTCATCGGGAATAGTAGCGTTACTTGACTCAAGCGGCGCACTATATTTTTCCTTCATTGCATTAAAATGCTTTCTTGCATTATATAATTCTTCTTTATAGAGAAGCTCTCTTTTACTTTTTTCAGCATCTTCTGTATCTTCATCAACACCAAAATTTTGGTCAATGTACTTAGATACGTCTTTTGCTTCTAAGTAGGGTTTAGTTTCCTTGTAATACTCAGATAGTAATGTGCTTTCATCCACATCATCAAAACTCCTCTGAGCTCTCATAAAGTCCTCTAACCCTCTTCCAGTCTCTTTGTTGTAAGCCATATATTTTTCTACAGCTTCTGGAAGTTGAACTTCTTCTGTTTTATTTTTATTTATTACTTCATCCATAGATTCAAACTGTGCGTTGTATCTTTCTTTTAGATGTTGTAATATTCTAGATTCATCTAGCTCCTCAGGAGCAGGTTTTTCTAGTATTTTGGTTTCGGCTTCGGCTTGTTTGTTTTCGGCTTCGCCTTGGTCTTCTTGTTTGCCATTTTCTTCTATTTTATTTTTAACTTCTTCCTGTACTTCTTCTTGTACTTGTTCTTGTACTTCTGTTTGTACTTCTGCTTGTACTTCTGCTTTATCTTTAGCTTCAGTTTTTGCAGCTTCTTCCTTGCCGTCAGCAACATTTTCTTTTTTTTGCGGGTCGACAAAGTTTCCTTCGTCATTCATGACCCTAAATTTTAATTCTGCCATTTTATTAAATTTAATTTACATTATTTACATTAAAGACCAGACCCTAAAGAATCTTGCCCATCAAAATCAACAGGGTCTAAATCCTGTTGTCTTTGTTTTATTAAAACAGATTGCTGAGATGCTTGTTTCTCAGTTCTCTTATCTTTTCTATCTTCTCTGTTTGTTTCTTTAACCATTTCAAAAGCACGTTGCTCTTGTTTGTTTTGCATCTCCATAGAAGATTGCATTTGTATTAGTTGTTGTTTTAACTCAAACTCTTTTTCCATTCTTTGCAACTCTAGTTGTGCTTTAAGTTGTTCAAGTTGAGAATCTGCTTGAGCTTCAGTAGAGATAGTTTGTTGTTTTGCTTGTTCTGCCGCTTGAGCTGCTTGCGCATTAGCTTGCGCTTGTTGTTGAGCAATCATTTGCTGCTTCTTCATGTCAAGCTTTTCTTTTCTCTTTTTTCTAACTTTTAAAAGTTGTGAAGCAATCTTAATATTGTCAACACTTCTTACATCAATAGCATCATCAATATCTATTTTTCCAGAAGCCAAAGATGCTTGTATGTTGTTTTCTAAAACTCCCTTTTGTTCTTCGTCTGGATGAAGCTCAATAAATATTGCAAAATCATGTAGATGTATATTTTTTATCTCATTTAAAATATCTACAGAGAATCTACCAATACCTTTAGCTAAATCTTCTGCCATATCTGAATATTCTAAAACATCTGACAGTCTATAATAAATTGATTCAGCAATCGTTTTAGTTAAATAAAGACCTGAGTTTAAAACGTGTCTTGTTGCAGTATTAGAATTTAATGCTGCTAATTTTTGCACTCCAACTAAAGCACGCTCGTCTGGCGTAGTACCATCTCTTGATTCATTAAGACCAGTTGCGGCTCTTAACATGTTTAGGTTGTAGTTGTACATATTTATAAGAGAAGATATTTTAGCGTTAGCACCAGATGAAGTTAATTCTTGTACTGGTGTTTTGCCGTGATTAAATTCTCCGTCTTCTGTAAAACTTCTACCTATAACGGACCCTGTTTGAAAATATAAATTCAATGCTTCTTGAGGGTCATAACTATTTCCATTTCCTAAATTAATAGCAGACAATCCATCCATATCTAAATAAACACCGTCAGGTATCATTCTAGATGTAATCTGCTGTAGCTTAAGATGTATTAGTTGTATTTGGTCCGCAAACGGAACCATTCTTTTTACTAGAGAGTCTATCTGTCCTCTGTACATTTTTGGAGCACTGACAATAAACGGGGCGAATACTTTCTGTATTGCTGATTTGGGTCGAACCATATTCTTCATTAGGTTCCACTTTAACATGTGATTTGTTCCTAGAACAAGTACACCTTCGTACCATACATCAATTCTTTTGGAGAGTTTTTCAAATCTTGCTGATTCTGTTTTTGGTGGATTAAATGTTCCGTCTTTTTTAAGAACCTTATCTCCTCCAAAAGCATTTTTTTTCTTTTTGTACACAATTTCCATATCTGTCTTGTAACAGAAATATAAAAGTGTAGCAGTATTCTTGTCAAAATTATCAGTCCTGTAACCTCCACGGATTCCTTGGTACGCATCCCATTTACTAGAGAGCTTTGATATATCTGTTATATCCTCTTGAGTTAGACTTGGGTTAATTTTTTTTAGTTCTGTAATATTTACATTTTTAACCTCACCATAATAATAACAATCCTTAAACTGAGGGTCCTCAGTAGGACTGTGTATTAGATTGGCTGGGTCAACATATTCTACTTTTATGCCATCGTGATTATTAAAAGTATGTTTGATAGCTGAAATACCTAAAACAGTTGCATCTTCATCAGCTTGTTTCTTAATGAGCTCATAATCATTAATTTTAAAAACATTAGTAATAGCTTTTTCTGTAGCTATTTCTATTTCGTCTTTATAACTAATAGACATGTGTAGGTTTAATTCATCATCGTTTTCTGGTAAATCATCCTTATCCATGCTAAACATGGGTTTACCAAACATAGTTTCAATTTCTTCGTATGCAGCTTTATTGCGCATCTGGGTCTCTACAGTGTTCCTATAGAGAGCTTTTTTGCTTGATGAAACAGCATCTACTGCTTCGGCTTTCACATTAAATAGTCTGTTTGACATTCCATTAACTACAATATCTACCATTTTAGGAATGATAGGAACAGGAGTCCAATCTAAATTTAGATAAGAAATGTCTCCATTGATTGCTAGTTCGTCTTTGTATTTTTGAACTGATTGTTCACCTAAGGCGTAGGTGCGTAGTTTGTGGTATGTGTCTCTGTTGTTATAGTACCTTGATGTACCTCCTTCTTTACGAAACCATTCGGCTTCTATTGCTTTTCCTACGTTAAGACCATACTCTGTTGTTATTTTTACCTCATCAAGAGCCATTTGGTCAGGAAATCCTGTAACGTGTGAATATGGTTGACCGTTCATATATTACTTTAAGATTGAGCTTAGTACGCCTTTATTACTATACCTTGCAAATTTAACACTTATTTCCTTACGATTATTTTGGGGTTTCACGACATACTTATTTGTAGCCATGATAGCAAAACCTGAACTAACCGTTGCATCAAACTTAGTTCTTTTGGTAATATCATAGTTCGCCCAGTCCAGTAATGTCCTGTTAAAGAACATTTTCCCTGGCACATCAGCATCTCTAAACTCACCTACATAATCATAACCTACATATCTTTCAATATAGGATTCTATTGCTTCAGCATGTATTGCAATAACTGAAGTTGAAGAAGGTATTCCTCCTATTTCTTTTTCTGCTTTAGATAATTCATTTTTATGTTTATCGGGTCTATTCACAGAAAACCCTCTGTATCCTCTATTTTTTAAATAATATAAAAGACGAGGTTTGTTGTTTTCAACTAAAACAGGCATGCCATAAAAATGCATAGCCATTAAAACATTTTCATAAAACATTTCAGCAGTTTGCGGTCTGGCAATGTATTCTAAAAAGAATTGATTTGATGGAGCGTTGTCAAAATTTAAACATGTAAGACCATGTAAACTTCCCTTTGACCCTTGACCCCCAACAGTTCCTGATATGTCATAAGAGTCACATCCAAATGCGCCTATATGAGAATTGCCAGGATAAAACTTTCCATTTCTTTTTTCTACATTGTTTCTTAAACCTTGCTCTGGGAGCCATGTTGCATGAAAAGCTCCCTTAACACTAGGAACCCATACAACTTCTGTGTCTCTCATTCCATCTTTCCAAACAAAGTTTCCAGTTCTAACAGATTGTTTGTTTTTCGTATTGTCATTATAATCTATCTGCTGATATATTTTTGTAAGATTAAATATGCTATTCTGCGCTTCATCTCTAAAAGCGTGATTTTCTGTCCTAGGAAACTGTCTGTAAAATTCATTTAAACTATCTGGGTCGCCTTTTAATGCATCTACTTCATTCTCCCAATAATCTATAACGCCCTGATTTATAACGTCCCCATACATATCTAAAGTTGTGTCTTCTGGAGTTCTAAATACTGGCTGTCCGTATTGGTCTATAAAACCTTCAAAGTTCCATTCCATAGGAATAAACAAACTATATAAACCACTTTTTGTTTGACCGTTTGAGTTTCGGTCATTAACATCAGAGTCTTCGTAAAGTTTTTTAAAATTATCACCTCCTTTGTCAAGCGCATTGGATGTTGACCCCATCATACATTTGCCAACTATTCTACGTCCAAGCCTGAGGGTAGTTTTAGTGACACGCCAGTTGTTGAGGATATTATCGGGACGCTCCCATTTTCCAGATTCATCATGCACAAGGAGTCTAAGTTTCTCACCGTCATAGGAATTATCTCCAGTGTTTTTCCAGTCAATAGTTGTGTCGAGACCTGCGAGTTCTTCAACTTGTTCTGTTTCCTCGATACTCCGTCTGGTAAGCTTGGAGGCGGGGACTCTATAAGCGAGCTCCGTCTTCGGTTTATCCATCCCGTCTTGGATTGGCTTGAAGAAGAAGGGGTAGTTTGTAGATATGGGGACAACTTTATCTGTGAACATTTTTTTAGCATCAGCACCAGATTTGGACAATATCCCGAACCGTGAGTCGAAACTAATTGTTGCTTGATTGACGGTTTCAGATGAAGACATAAAGCTGAAGCCAGACCTTCTGTTTTTAAGATAGCACATTCCATAAGACCTGTTGTCGGCTTTACACGCTTCCCAGAAGATAAAGAATATTCTATTAGATTCTCTGAACTCTGGGAGCCCAACATCAATCTTGGTCCACTGCAAGTACATATAGTGAGTACCAGTAATATAAGTAGGAATACCGTTATTCTTAAACCAAAAACCATTTTCTCTTCTTTCAAACTCATTTTCAATGTAGTCAACCCATGTCTCTTTGAATGTAGACGAATATTCGTTCCACTGGAATACGGTCTTAATTCTTTGAAGCTCTTTTGGGTATTCTTTTGCTTCCCAGTATTGTTCTTTTTTGCTTGCACTTCTTTTGTAAACCTTTTTTGGCTGCAAAGGTAATGCAATTTTCAATCCTTGAATATCAAGTATTTCTCCAATCTGTCCTGTTTTAGATATTACAATAAAGTCATACTTATCGTTATATCCGTATTTCCAAGATTTAGTTTTATTAAACTTATCTTTTATCTTTTCGCTAAATGAAACAACTTCTGCTAGATTAAGATTTCCTTCCTCTTGACTCTGCAAAACTTTGGAATCCTTTATCTTTTTTGTCGTCTTTTTCTTCGCCATCTAGCTTTTCTCTTTCGTTTTCTATACGATTCAATATAACAAAAGCATCCTCTATAGCTAATCTTTTAGTGGCAGCTGCATTTTTTAATCTGTCTGCCGCTAAATCATCATCTTTATCTCCTGTTATTATTTTTTCTTCAGCAACCTTAATTAGTTCGTCTACAGCTTTTTCACCAGCTGATATTACTCTTCTAATTTTATCTTCGATTGCTTCTTTCTCATTTCTGTCCATAATGCTTGTGCTAACTTAACTTCGTGCGGATTATTCCTGTCTACATCTTTTGTAAGCTCTTTAAACTTCTCTGTGTTCATCATTTTCATCTGAGCAGCACTCGCATTCGCATGTTGTGTTTGTACGCCACATCCCCCCATCATCATTAGGGTCGCAGCTAAAATATAAATTCCTTTCATCGGGTTTGTGTGTTTGTGCTATAATAGCGTTAGTAAGTTTGTCGATACTTTTACGTATCTCCTTCAATTCATTTCTAAGTCCATTCGACTTAATGCTTACAGCTTCTTTTGCCATCTCAATTAAATTTTATTACAATATCTTTATTTTTCATCCTATAAAGTTTTTCGTCATTTATTTCAAATTCGTATTCTCTATTTTTTTTAAATGCAACTTTATCACCTTTTTTAAATTCATTAGAATTGCTATACATTACAATTCCCACATGTTCCTCTTCTTTTTTTGGAACATAGATGTCAGTGTCCTGTACAAAATCAACAGGTTTGACAAAACAATAATCATGTATCGGTTTCCAATATTCATTTCTCTTATAAAGATATATTTTTTCTAAAGGTATTAAGTAAGTGTTTTCTCTAAAATATTCAGAAGATTTTTTTTCTTCACCTTTCATTCCATAATAAGTTCTAAAACAATTATGGTGGACAACACATGTATCGCCCACCATCAAATCACTTTTATCAAATTCTGGTTTACTAATAACTTTACCTAGTCTATTTACATATTTATGATTTTCAATACCAGCATTAACAATAATGCCATCTTTTTCATTAACGTATTCTCCGCCGATTGGCTCTACTATATAATGTTTTATAGACTTAATCATATATTATATTGTACTCTATATGTACTGGCATCTGCAAGTTAACTTTTTTCCAGTCAACAACAACATTATCCTGCACTATACGCACAATATAACCTTCGCTTTGCTCTTCTATAGAGTGTATTCTGTATTTTCCTTTTATAACGTTTTGCCCGACCTCATAATGCATTGCATTCTTATAGTCGGGACCAACAGCTATCTTTCTTATTAAATTCATATTAAGCTTGTGATTCAGACCAGGAAAGCTTCCCTGAAACTCTAAACGGTGTATTTTGGTCAATACCCGAAGAGTTCTGTGGTTGAACAGCAACAGTCAGCAAGTCTGGACCTGCTGGGAATATACTGTCTCCACCAAGGATTGAATTTCCTAGTTCTAGCAGCTCACTTAAATCAATTTCGGTTGAACCTGTAGAAACCTTCAACGCATATACTACGGTTCCTCCCTCTAGTGTATCTCCTGAGTCATGCTCAATAAGCTCTGACAACGATGGAGATGCTACTTTAGTAAAGTCCATATTAGAAGGTTGAGGATTCAAGATTAAGAATACTTCTATATCTTGATTCGCAGTTACACCAGCTTGTTTTAATTGAAGCTGCATTCTATTAATAATTTCTCTTTCTCCAACAACGCCTGTAAGTGATGAATCTACAGATGGAGCAAGTCTAGCAGATATTAATGGAATTGGTCTAGTTAAATCAACACCGTCTGTTTCACCAAAAGTAAATGTAGTCGAAGTCGCTATAGTTGGATATATACTTGTTGGAGGTAGCGTTGAGGTTGCTGGATATGATGTGAATATTTTAGAATTTGCTCCAGCAATTTGCACCTGTGTTACATAAGTGTCAGAAGGCAGATTAGTGCTTTCAGTAACTAAAAGTCCAGTAGAAACAGTTTCTGCATTAGACTGACTACACTCGAACGCATACACCCAAACTCTATTTCCATTTAAAGTTATTTGCTGGAATGAAGATTGGTCTGTTGAATTAAATGTAAAACTCTGTCCATTTGTAAATGCAAACGGTTTAGAGTTAGCCGTGAATAAATACGCTTTGTCATTATCGAACGTACCGTCCATGATGATTGATGTACCAAAGTGGAACAAAGTAGGTGCAGTTGATGCGTTTGAACCATTTAAGATTTCATACCTACCTGGTAAGTTACCTGAACGGAAATAAGATTCGTTAAGGATATTGTTATGTTTAAACTCGTGTACATATTTTACGTGTCCATTCTGGTCTTTAAATCCGAAACGTATTTTACCAGCACCATACCAAGAGTAGTCAGCGTATGCCATTTGTATTCTGTTGATGTCTAGGTAATAACCATGCAGTCCTGTTCCGTCACATTTGTCAATGTTCCATTCAGTTTGAGGAACTCTTGTGTCTATGGTTACTGTAGTTTTTACTCTAGTAGCATCTACACCTCTATAAGCTGGCTGTATAGTAAAGTTTGCGTCAGAATTTATAGCTACAATTCTATAACTCTGTCCTCTAATAACAACGTAGTTGCCTACATTTAGTTGTGTTACAAATGAAGTATCGTTTCCTGTAACAATTTGTGATTGTCTTTTAACGTTGACAGTTCCAGCAATTTGTTTTGTGGAAGAACGCCTTACAGCATATAATGCCTGACCATCGTACTCATAGAAAAATCCATTTTGGTCATCAAACATTCCTGCTCTTATATAAGAGTCTGTCCAATTTTTTCTGTGATAGGTTGGGAACCCAGCTGCTTTAGCTTGAGTTGGAGTATCCAGCATAGTGTATGTGAATTGGAACGGACTGTTGACTGCTGTAACTGCAAACTCTCCATTAAAAGTGTTAGTTCCGATAGAAACTTCAGCACCCTCAATAACTATTGTGTCTCCAACTCTTAGGTTGTGAGCTTCTTGTGTGTTAATTGCAGCAGTGGTTCCTGTTGACTTTATCAAGTCCCTTACAATTTTAGGAGGATTAAAGTTTATAGCAAAAGAGTTTTGTATACCCTTACCAGATTGATAACGGAAATACTTTCTAGACTGTCTTACAATTTTACTATCAGGAGATGTTCCCGCTGTAATATTTACACCACCATCAAAAGGTAAGTGTAACCCATATCCATCAGGTCTTAAAACCATTTCTGTTATAAAGAAATAAGAAGTAGCAGTACCACTCGCTGTAAAGTCTTCAAAGACAAATAGTTTTTCGTTTTCTGTAACTTTATCTACAGTGTAAAGTTTAGTGTAGTCTGATTGTGTTATAAATACTTTGTCGAACTTCTTAAATTGAGTTAAAAAGTTAGTACCACTTCCAACAACTTCCTTTTTACCTTGTTGCACTGTAACAGTTCCAGGTCCTGGAACACCTTTCATGACACTTGTAGATATTAACTTATGAGTTCCTGCCTGCGTTATTAGCGTAGTGGTAACTCCGTCTACCGCACCTAATTCACTTGTTGATATTTTTACAACAGTAGCGTCTATTACAACAGCATATACAGTAACGTTGTCGTTAGATGTGTCATAAGAAATCATATCTCCATTGCCACCGTTGTCATATATTAACTGCTCCCCTGTAACAAAATTGTGAGGGTCTGTAAAGGTTATTGTGTGATTAGAGAAATCACAATCTGTATTGGTGAATGCGTACTCTCTAGCTGGTATTTCAAAGTCAGTCTGTACTTTAAAAGTGTTTTGTGCAGAAGTTTCTACCATTTCGAAAACTCCATCATAAGCTCCCTTTAAACTAGCAACATTTAAAACCTGTTCTCCAGTTCCTCCAGAAGACAAAGTAACTACTCCAGTACCTCCAGTAACAATAAATCTAATCTCCCAATAATTACTCATTCCTGATGGAGCATAATTTATTTGAGACGTAGGCGCATAAGCAACATTAAAATTACCTGAACCATCTACAAGAGCTGTTATGTTTTTAGTTCCGAAGAACTGCTCTTCTCTCCAGTTAGAAGTGTCCTGTCCGTTTTGCTGCCCAATAAAGTACGAGTCTCCATCGTCAAACGTAATAACTACATATTCGTTCCTTGAAGAAAAATCCCCTCTATACTCAACGCCTGTTATAGTAACGTTTGTAGGAGTTATACCTAGTGGTGTCCATGCGTTTATTGATGTGGTTCCAGGATTAGAGTTCGTTGCTCCGAAATCTGATGTCGTTGCAGAAGCAACCGTGTTAGATGTCTCTTGCAAAGAAAGTCTAGAGTCATTTACTCTATTTAAGTTATAATCAGTAGCGTTTGTAGTACCCCCTATTGGTGTACCTACATCTCTTACAGTTATACTTCCTGCTCTTGTTTGTACACTACCAGAAGCATAGTAAAGAGTATTAGGTGCAGTGGCGTCTACAGTTATAGCTAAGGTGCCACTTCCAGTAGCACGGCTTCCTGTAACTCCAGTTGTATATTCACTATCATAACCGCCGCTTGACCAAGTTACTGATGGGTCAGCTGTTGTTAGATAAAAGTTATCAGTAGCTGCTGCATCTATATTAAAGTTATATGTTTCTCCTCTATATAA